AGTACCACCAAAGTTAAAGTTGTCCATACTTTGTAAAGTAAGTTCCTGAATAGATGCAGAGTTGAGTTTAAGTTGTCCAGCATACTTCCTAAAATCTCCAATATTTTTTGACCTAATTTTTCCTCTGGCATTTCCGTCTGCAATATCCCTTGCTAAAATTGTAATTGCTGACATAAATTTTTGCTGTGATTTTTTTAATTCACTTGGTGCTTTTTTGCTTGGTGCTATAGAATCTGGTTCTATATAACCTTGTATTGAATGACGCTCTTCCGCTTCTCCCATCCAGGACGGGTCTCTTCCAGTACCTTTTTTATAATCCTTAATACTCTGTTTCCATTTTTTATCAGCATCTGGTTCTGACAATTTTTCAAAGTTGTTAAAACATTCTACACTATTACTTAAAAAGTTTATAACATCAAAATAATCTTTTTTGCCAACTATTTCTTTTGCAGAGTCAATTACAGGATGATTATGTACCTCTAAGTCTTTTAATTTGTTAGGGTCTATTTCCTGTGACTTACGCAATAATCTACTGACTGCTTTTACATAATCTGGTCTAAAAGCATCTTCGTCATATCCTGCTTTCATAATAGTAGCATATCTTACAACTGCTTTAACTACTTTTTCGTACATTTCGTTATAGTCAGCACCACCGGCTATTCTAAATTCTATTAGGTTGTTTCCTGACTGTCTATCAGTTACGTCTTTAAAGTGTATAGATTGGAATTTATCGGTTGTTATTCCTTTTGTAAGCATCTTTTCAAATTCTTCAAAACTTTTTGCATCACCACGTTTCATACCTTCGGCATATTTTAATACGTTTTGATATTGGCTTTTTGTGTAACTGTTTCTTAACCTGTTAAATTCTGCCATTAAATACTCATCACCTAATAGCAATGCCATTTTTAATTTGTTTGGTTCTTGGCCTTCTCTTCTACCGTTATCATCCACAGGAGCATCTGGTTCTCCTTGCCAACTCATTGTGACATGTAAGCCTGTGGAATTATTTGTGCCAAAGTTTTCTTCACTCCAGTCAAATAAACTCTTCATTTCTGAAAGCATATCTCTGGGAGAACTAAATACTGGCGATATTAACTCTGCTCCAGCACCTTCATCTGGATCGATACTGCTGTCAGTTTCAACTGCCCAAGAAGTAGTAGTGTTTGTATCACCGTAATCACCATAGTCTGGATAGTCTGTAAATTTACTATTATCTCTGATCCAGACATTTAATTCATCTGCTACACCTTCAACAGAACCACCACGTGTATTGTATTCATAACCATAGTCATCAAGAAAACTGCTCATGTAACTGTAGTTGTCATTGATCCAATCATCCATGCTGTAATCATTTTCAGCAAGTTCTGTGGCTTCATCATCTAGATCATTTTCTTCAGCAACTTGACCTCTTAACCAGTCTATATATTCTTCTTCGTACTCTTCTTCAACAAACTCTCTTACCCAATTTATATACTCCCAACCATCTTCTTCACGGTTTTCGTATTCTTTAGGATCTTCCTCTTCAAAATTGTCTTTGTATCTTTCTACTGCTTCTGAACTTGGACCACCACCACTATCAATAAAATCGTTTAGGTATTCTTCATCTTCTCTGACCTCATTTACTTTGTCAGTTATTAGATCATCAAGGTATTCGTCTTGTCCTTTTTGATATAACCAATCTCGATAATCTTCATATGCAGAATCTGGTAAATCTCCGAATTCGTATTCTACATCGCCAATACTCATTTCATCTACATCACTATTACTACTATTATCTACATTAAAGAAAAATGTTTCTGCTTCGAATCCACATCTAACTGGAGCATCTAAGGCATTTTTTGCAATCTCTTTTTTATTAAAATTTATCTCAAATAGTTTAGGATCTGCTTCTTTTAATCTTTTTTTAGAAAGTTTTTTAATTTTACCTTTAAGATCTCTAATTTTTAATTTTTTACCCTTTCGTTTTGCAATTTTTGCCAGTTTACCTTCAGGTACTTCTATTACCTCTTCATCTTTTGCTATTGCAAATACTTTACCTTTTTTATCTTTAACAACTAATGCTTCAGGATTTTCTCCATCATCAACAGGTGACAAAACTTCTAAAGGCTCTTTTTTCCCTTGCATTGATATCATCATTGGTTGCTGATTTGTGAGATCTGGTTTTAAATCTTTTGCCTGTACTGGTTGTACCATAGGCTCTTTAGGCTCGTTATCCTTTTGAGGAGTTCCGTTTACTGTGGGAGAACTAGTTGATGCATCTGGACCACTTGCTATTGATTTTTTAGTAACTGTTCTATTTTGTTTTGCATTAGTTCCATGACCGCCTCCGCCAACAGCACTTCCGCCATATTCTTTGAGCAAATGTTCTAAAGTTTTTACATCACTAAATTTCATATGTTATCTTCTCTTGTTGAGTGCCGCCACTCTTTTGCTCTGAATATTAAAACGTTTTGTTCTTCTGGCCTTACGAGCCATTCTAGAACCTAACCTTGCTTTAGTTTTTTTCATTGTTAGGCGTTTTTTAAAATCTATAGGTGCATTACATTGACTTGGTTTGCTCACAACTCTGCCTTTACGTCTACCACTTGTACATCTGATAGCACGTTTTACACTATTACCCATTTTACGCCAGACCATTCTGGCTTCTATAATAGGCTCATCTGTAATTTCTGTTAATCTCATAGCACCTTCATTAATAAACCAACCACTGTTGTTACTAGTGTTGTAAATGTTAATCCAACAATAGCAATAATCCAACTCTCTAATTTGTTTAATCTATCTTTTGTTACTTCTTTAAATTCTTTTAATTCTGCCGTGATCGATTCTATGCGAAGCATGTCTGCAATTATGTGTGCTTCTATATTGCCACTTTCTATATATGGCTTTGGCGTTAATTCTGGCTCGTTTTTCTTAGGCATGTTTTACTCTATAATAAGTCTTGTTTCGTAAATTCCATATTAACTGAACTTTTAGTATCTATTGTACCACTGTTCAGTACTATTCCATCCAATTCATCTTTAAGTGTATCTATTGTGTGTACTCCTTCTCTTTCAAAAGCAAATTTAAATATCCAACCTGCTCCTGTAATACTCGGTGCTCCATAGTTTTCTAATACTAATGCACCTGATCCACTTAATGCTACAGGATTATTCATAACAACTGGTTGAGCTCTTAATCCTATAACTTGTACTACACTCTCAAAATCTTTTTGTGTGTTGTCGCTAAAATCTCCTGTGCTGGTTATATCCAACTTTGTGAACAATGAATAATATTCTATATTACTTGATAGCACTTCACTGCTACCCATTGCTCCTGCTCTTTGTCCTGCACTCATAATATCTCCAATTTGTGTATCTGTGTTCTACTATTTATCGGTTTATGCGAATCTATAATCAAAAAAAATCCCAGCAAAGCCGGGATCTTTTATGAAGTTTTTTAGTCTTAACTAAATGTTACTACCAATGTTGCACCTGTGAATGAAGGTGTTGCGCCTGCGCCTTGTACTGCAATGTGACATCCGTCATTTGCTACGTCATTTTCAACTGCTACAACTGTAAAACCTTCGTTTTGTGCTTCTGTACATACTGCTTTCACTGATACTGCAGATACGTCTGTAACTGCCATAATGTGAGTAGTACCTACTAAACTGTTTGCCGCTCTTACGTCAGCATTTGGGTTTGTTTGTGCCATGTTATTCTCCTAATTAATATGGAGTTAAAATAACTCCGTTACACTTATTTATCTATTTTTAGTCAAAAAAAAGGTACTAATCAAAGTACCTTTTTAAATAAGTTATAAACTTAGAATGAGACGTCTGCAATAACGTGTCCTGCTAGGTCACCGTTTGCTAGGTTATCTGCACCTTCTACAATCATATTAACTGCCGCACCACTTACTGCGCCAACTTTTAATACTGAAAGGTTTAAGTTTTGAACTGAGCTAACTAATGCTGTTAATTGAGTTGCTGAAATATTTCCTGATTGCTGAGTAAAACTCTTAAGAAATACGTCTTTACCAATAAACTCACCAGCCGCCGCCGCTCTTCTATCTGCTTGTGCCATTTTAATTCTCCTAAATGTTGTTAGCGAATATATCGCCGTTACATTTATTTATCATATTTTAGGGTTTTTGTTTTTATAGGAAGCCGCTATTTTATCAGTTGATGAAAGCATTCCTGCTATCTTATCTCCAAAGGCCTTACCGGTTCTCCAGTCTTGTCCTAGATCTTTGCCGGCATCACCAACTGCTTTAACAACTGGGTCAACAACATTTCTAATTCTTTTGATAACTCCAGGCTTGGCAGGCTTAACGGCATTTGTATTACCTGCCTGTCCACCACGTTTTCTGACAGCATTTGTGTTACCCAACTGTGCACCACGAGCCCTATCAATCGAGACTACTTTTTGCTTTTTGTCAATTTGCGTAGGCATTGCACTTCTAAACTTCTTTAAATCATTAATAATTTGATCTCTTTCATCTTTACTATTTGCTTCACGGTTTGCAAATGTAATTGCGGCTTTCTGATATGCAACATCAACACTGGTTCTGCCAATAAGATTAAACTGGTTTAAAAATTCGTTAGCAAATTCAGTACTGAATTTCTTTAATTCTCTGTATTCTAGGTTAGCCCTTCTGGATTCTGAATCTCTAGCCGCTTTGGAAGAAGGACTTGAACCAGTACCATGTCCTCCTGCCACAAATTCTGAAACTATTATTTCATTTATTTTCATTTCTGTTTTTGCCTTCCACTAGCCCAATAACCTGCTATTGCGCCTAGTCCTGTTCCTGCTCTCTTATATTTATCTACCTTTTTACCGAATTTTTTAGCAATTTTTTTACCTGCATACCTTCCTGCAACTGCGCCTGCCACAGTCCCACCTAATCTTTTCATAGGATCTACTTTGGTAGGCTTGTCTGCTACTCTGTATTTTTTATATTTAAGCATAGAAGACATTGGCACCATTAACTCACTGCCTCTGCCTAAACGTCTAAGTTCTTGTACTATCCTGGTAGTTATACTTTGCCTTTGTATATATCTTAAATTTTCCCAATCCATTATTAACCTACGCCATTGTTTATACATAGATTTCTTAATTTTTAATTGGCTTTCTAGTCTAAACATATATGGACTAGCCAGTGTGTCAGACGCTCTGCCGTTAGCGACCTTAAACATAAACTGCCAATGTGTCCTCTTATCAAAGTTTAAACTCTTTAAATGCTTTGTACTGCTAATTCTATCTCTTAATTTAACACTTTTACTTTCTGGATTAGAGACCAGATATGCCAGTAAATATAAATCAGTAGCATGGCTTCTAAATAATGTGTACCTTCCATACTGAGTAGATTGCTTTGCATAGGACTTAGCATAGTCCTGTTGCTTGTCGTCTTTAGACAATAAAAATGTAATTAGTGTATTTAAATATAATAATTCTGCTACAGACTGACCAGTAAGTTGATTGAAGCCTGATGTTGTTCTATACAACCTTGCTTCTGATATTTCGTTATCTATTAACTTGAATTCCATTTTATTTGCCTGGCATTCCTGTTCCAAAGTTCAATCTGCTAAACTCCAGTCTATCTACTAGTTTTAATGCATTGCCCATTCTGTCTACAGCAACAAATCCTTCTTCGCCTGTTACCTCATACCCATTTTCAGTTTCTTTAAATGTTGGTAGTTGCCTAATTGTTTCTAACTTTTTAACTATTTTAATTTTTGCTTCTATAATTTTTAAATACAAATCATAAACTGCAACTATTTGTGGTACATTTTGTTTTATGAATTTAACACCCTGTACTAATTTGTCTGTCATCTCGTCTTGCTTTGCCTGAGTTTTATAACCATCTATTTTCTTTTGCATAAAGTCTATATACTTTTGTACAAAACCTTGTGCAAATTTTACAGGTTGATCAAATGCTCCTGCTCTAATATTATTATTTACATGAGCTTTAAGTTGCTGTAAAAAATCTTTACCAATTAAGTCATTTCCTTGTTCTAACCATTTAAATGTATCTGAATCTATAGATTTTAAATAATTATTAGCCATGGCTATTGCATCTAAAACATCACTACTCTCTTCTTTAGTTAATGTAATTGTACCACTAAAGTCTTTTATAATTGCGTCTCTGTGCCACACACTAGATGTTTGCCCTAATTGACTACTATCGAATCCATAAGATGCCTGAGTATCTGCAAGTGTAGGTCCACCTTTATATTCGGTATGCCAAACAATACCCATCTCTGAACTACTTATTTGCTTTGCTAAGTCGCTATCAGTAGGTACTGCATATACAATAGTATTTGGCTTAAACACTAGTACTTCTTCGCCATCAATATTTGTAGTTTCTAAATCACTTTTACTGTAAAGCATATCGCCTTGAGCAACTGTATTCCAGTTTAGTTTCCTTAAATTTCTTAATGCTGTTTTAAGTTTTACCTGAAGTCCTTCTGCAGGATGATTTTCCTCTATGTCTTTGTCTGTAAAATTAATCTTAGGTTTTCTCTGAGCAAAAACTCCTTTTGTACCTACAAAAAACTTTCCTGTCTGGGGATCTTTACCTGCAATAATGGCTGGAGCACCGTCCCATTTGGTTGTCATACTGATTGGTGTTTTTGTATTGCCTTCAAGCATGTCATGTAAACTATAAAGATAGTCAATTGCTTCTTTGGCTCCTTGAAATCCTCTATTAAAAATATTATCTTCCAGATGCTCTAAGTGAGTATTCTTACCCTCTGCTTCTAAGATAATTTCTTTTACGAAACTTTCAGTAAGGTCTGCAAATTTCATATCTAGTACTGTAAAGGGTTTCCATCAGCGCCTACTAATGTTGATGTTCTTTTCTTTCTAGGGGGTGTCTGTGGTGCCGATCCTGGTGTGGGTGCTTTTGCCTGTGAAAGTTTTGTTAATCTATCTGCTGGTATAAGGAAAGGATTTGGGTTTGTATCTGATTTTACTTGATAAAGTTCTGGTCTTTCTTTACTTTGCCCTAATACTGTTGCCATTACCTGCTTGCCTTTTGATGTTCTATGATTGGATACAAAACTTACTTTATCGCCTTTCTTTAATCCAGGTCCAGGAGTTCCCGGAGTCTGTTTAACAGGTTTTTGAGTACCGCCAAGTGCTTTTGATAATGCATTGTATCCTTTTTTCAACCCTCTTCCTACCATCTTTATCCCACCTGCCACTGCATCACTAGGCATATCAATTCCGTATCTTCCAGCGGCCGCGGCCGCTTTTTTTAGTACTTTTCCAGGAGTTAGTGGATCACCATAAGTATCTGGTGCTAATCTTCCTCTGCCTGGATTTTTGCCGGCCTGCTTATTGACTTTTGCTTGTTGCTTTAGAAGTGCTTTTGCAAGGGTATTATATAAGGAATTGGATTTACCAATTAATTCTTTTTTGCCGGGAAGATACCAGGATCCTGCATTTTTATCCCATACATATTTTTTACCGTCATAAGTAGCATCACCGTTATTAGCAAATGTTACGCCTTTAAAAGGCCAAACTTCCTTTAGCCTAATTTCTTCAGTAATAATATCATTAATTAGCATTTTTATTCTCTTTTTGGGATTCTTTGATAATTTTACCAATACCTCTGGAGAATTTTTTGCCATCGCGGCCTTTTATGCTATTGACTAACCTGTTTTGTAGGTCTTTTGCAGTTGCTTCATCATAGTATGTATCAATCTGTTCTAATAAACTGATTGCACTAGCAATTACATGTTCGCCTCTATTAGACACGACATGGTCCCTGTCTCTGTCGACAGAAATCTGATTTAGCTCTTCCAATATACTACGAGTTTTACGCACAATATCTCCAATTAAATTGTATAATGCTATTTATCACTATTGATCGTTTTTCTTAAAAAATTCTCTCATGTTCATAGCACCTGAAATAACATCTTGTGCTTCAGGTTCTTCTGCTTTTATAGAGTTACTGCGTTTTAGTTGATCTACTAAGTTAGACGTTGTTACTGTCATTGCATCTTCATCGCCTTCTTCTAAATCTTCTATTCTTAATGTGTCAGGATCAAACTTTAAGTCTACTTTTGTGCCTACACCACTACTAGAACGTGTTTTCATAAACTGTATTTGATATCTACCTTTTTCTCGCATAGCATTACTTGTAAAAATACCCACAACATTATCTGCTGTTTGTATTTTACTAATACCACCTGCAATATGATGATGATCAAATTCTATTTCTTCTACTGCTCCTCTGTTTAACTGAGAGGCTGTTACAAATAATAAGTCTTTTTCCATTGCTAAGTTACGCAACTCTTCAGATACATATTTGTCTTTAATAAACAAATCACTGCCACTTACTTTAGCACTGATAGGCATCATCAAATCCAAGTAATCTACAAG